GAGTTAGTCACAGCAGCCGTTGTGACGCCGACAACACCAGCCGTTAATGTCGAAGCGCCAAGCAAACTTGCCACAGTGGCAGCACCCGCGCCTGCTAGAATTGGAACTAAAATTGCCATTTTTCTATCTCCTACGCCGCAAATGGATTGTAATCCATCAAAGCTTGCCTCTGAGGCGCTCTAGTATCGCCCCTACTCTCTCTAAGACCAACAGCCAGATACCGAAAAGCATCTGCGCAGTGGCTCGACCAATCGTGAACAGGTGACGCCCTAAACGTCCTAGACCGCTCGTTATACGCTCGATGATACTGACGCAACGCCTCAAGAGCATGTTTGCACTTCTCACGATCAAACCATACACGGGGAATAAGAAGTTTAGCCGCATGAAGTCCATCCTCCACCGGCAGCTTTGGCACTACTCTGAAATTTAAACCAAGATCCCAAGCCACTTCTCTTCTACTCTTACCTGACCCCAACTCCCTCACCTCGATGTCGTGAGGGGCATTGTGATCGCCATACAGATAACGCTTTGAGCTAAGAACCTTGCAATAATGCGGCAGTCCCTCGCCCCTCGCTTCATAGTAATCTATCACATGTATAGCACGACCAACAGTCTGTGTGAAGAAAATTGCTGTAGAGTCCCCAACGCCAAGATCCCACCAGGTGTCAACCTTAACAGAAGGATCATACGGAACATTCGTGATCCGACCCTCCAATTGAGAAGCCTCAAGCTCCTTACCAAAAATAGCGCCAGGCACATTCGCGTTCCAGCTGCACTCAAATTCCTGCGCATACTGATCCGCGCTCATCATGTCCCGAGCAGCTGCTAACTCTTCATCATCTAAGATCCCAGTCTCACTAGCCTTGTACACAGCAGCTAACCAATCATCATTAGCAGCCGCCTGCTCATAATAATCAAAGAAAGCATTGTGACCCTTCGGGGTGCCAACGAAAATACAAAAGCCCTTATGATCCGAAAGAGCAGGACGCAAGATCTCTGGAAACACGCTCTCAGGCATGTCAGCAACCTCGTCCATCACGCAACCCATAAGATAAATACCACGAAGACTGTCAGGGTTCTCAGCGCCCAACAGGCTAATCCTAGCCCCGTTAGGCAAATCACAACGCAATTCAGTCTCATGGAACCTAACGCCAGGTATCTTGCCTGCAAACTGTTTTATATAATCCCACGCTACATTCTTCGCCTGGCGATAGGTGGGTGCCATGTAGGCATACCGGGGGTTAGGCTTATCAGACATTAACGCATGGCGAAGAATATGATTAATCGCCCAAACAGTTTTGCCAAACCTACGGTGACAAACAACAACGCCCCAACGCTTCTCCTGCATCTCATCGTGCAATGCCAGCTGCAATGGCCTCGGCTGATAAGGGATCTCAATGTGCATCAGTGCCTAACCTCCGGCTCAGGGAAATCAACTATCTCAAGCTTCTCTAGGATCTGCTCGTAAATGTCTATAAGCAACACAGCACTCTCAAGCCGTGAGGCCTCCGTGCAGCCCCCTACAACGCCCTCTCGAAGCACGTTGATATGAGACATGAGGGCTAGGCTGTCTTGGTTCATACAGGGCTCTCAGAGAGTGTGAGGGTGCTATATGGGCAGGTATTATATATAGGTAGAAAGTGCGGGCGGTTTTGGGGGAGGGTGGGGTGTCGGGATCGCCAGAATTTAACATAATACCGCTGAACCAGGGCCGCGCCAGGCAGATTCTGCAATAATTTAACATAATGCTCATTATGCGTCTTAGCTGTTCCGATTGATGCGCCGATCGGGCTGTCCGCGCGCGTAGCTCGGACACGCAGGATGTAAGGTCGATCGTTCTTCACCCCGTTCCTCAATGCTTCACCACTTCCTTCTCGCCTGCCTTCATCGCCTGATCTGCTGGTGATACTTCCAGGTCATTACCTGCCCAGCTGATTGTGAAGCCTGCGTTTTGTGGCTGGTCTTCTTTCTTGTCTCGTATGCCGAAAGGCTGATTGCGCGCGCTTGTCCATTTAAGCGTGTCTATCTCTAGGCGTCTGCGTTGAACTTCTGCATTAAGCTGTCGCGGGTCTACGTTCTTTGGCAGCGGAGACATTGCTAGACCGTTCAGCTTGTCTGCGTAATACTCTGCCTGAAGTATCCTGCCCTTGCGGTACATCTCCCACATTTCGTCGCTGTCCTGCACTGATCGCGTAATTGTGCGATAAGATGGCAAGCTCTCGTCCTTGGCTATTTCTACCAGGGTCTCGCCTTCTGCCAGTCGATCGCAGATCTTCTGCATTATTTGGACTGTGACTTTCTTAGCTGGCATTGTTGCTTCCTAGTAAAAGTGCCCCGCCCGAAGGCGGAGCTAGTTTAGAGGTAACTCGCACAGGTGGAGCAAGTGCGCTCATACTAGACCAGGTAGGTCACTTAATCAAGCTTGGCTGCATTGTTAGGCCGAAGGCCTTTAATTTTTTTTCTTCCCTACCTATTGACAGTATCTGTCAAGGCCATTACATAGGTCTTGTAAGAGGTAACAAAACAAGGAGAAAGCAAGTGATAAGGTTTGCAAATCCCCATGACCAACAGCAAGGACCAAACTGCGGTGTAACTGCTTTGTCTATTGTTGCTGGCATTTCTTTCTTTAGTGCTTGGTCAATATGCAAAGGCGTCAGCCGGACAAAACGCTTCAAAGGCGGCATGTACGACAATGACATTATAGACAGTTTAAACGCTGCAAATGTTAAGTTTAGAAAGCTCAAGCATGTAGATGTATATTGGAAGACAGTTCAGAATTTTGTTGCCGAGTCTGACCCTGCAAAAACTTACTATATCGTTTCCACCGGACACGCTCAGGTTAGTCACAACGGTCAGGTTGCTGACCAATGCGGCGTTAAGGACGTTGCTAAGTATTGGGGTCGGAGAAAGAAAATCAAGTTTGTTTTGGAGATCATAGAGGATCAAGAGAACAGCTGCGCTATGCACGTCTTTGGCTTGCCATTGTTTGACCACTGCGCGTTAAATTAAATGCTTGTCTACCTATTGACAGTATCTGTCAAAGGTATTATGTGTTGTTTGTAAGAGGTAACAAGAAAGGGTGATTGAGATGGCTAAGATACAAAAAGATGCTGCTATGTCTGATTTGTTCGACAGCAACAGCAATAAAGGCATGAAGCCGAATAGCTTTGGGGAAAGCTTGTTGGCTTTGGTTCAGTCTGGTGACGAGGCTGGTCAGCAAGCCTGGAGAGATGCGGCGAAAGCCGGTCAAGTAATGCGGATCTGTTAGGAGGTAATGATGTATAAGATTGGTTCAAAAGTTGCTGCTTGGTGGGGTGCGATGATGCCCTACAGCTACGGTAAAATCATTGAGTGGAACCCTGAAGATTCCATGAAGTTCGTTGTTGAATGGAGTGACGGAAGCAAGTTCCACGGCAAAATGAGCGACATACATTACGGCGAGATCCAGAGCGCCGGTATCGGTATTTATTTTGCCAATGATTACGACTGGCCCAATGAATGGTTTGAAAAAGAGGATGCTGCATAATGGAAAAGCAGGTACAAAAATTGATCGACTTTATTAAGGCTGATTACGCAGGCTGGGGCATGTGGACTGACGATAGCATCAAGGAAAAGATGATCGCCAGCTTCAACAGCGGCTTAGGTTACAAGGAGGGCAAGAAATACATCAAGATCATGAAGGACAACGGCGGCACTCCAATGGCTACTGTTTGGGGCTTCATTGTTAATGTTGATGATGATCCCAAGTTCAAGAAAGGCGACATCCTTTACCCTGCTAGTTGGTCATCGCCAACACGGAACCGGGCGCGGGGCAACATCATCGACGGTAACTTCAAGGGAGTTACATGGACCGGCCCAGCCTACTTGATTTGATTTTGCAGTGCAGCCTTCGGGCTGCATCACTAAGTCAAAGGAAAGCAAATGCAGTATGAATTAACAAAGTTTGACAACCAATACGGCGTCAAGGTCTTCAAGTGGGACTTTGACAGCGTGGAAGATCTGGAAGAGTTCTTTATCCAGAAGCTAATCGGCAGCCCAGGCATGGCAGGTAAAGCCACCAAGGCGATCGGCAAAGTTCTTTTAATGTGGGAGAAGTAAAATGAAAGAGATCATCGGAGACATCATCGGCGTGGTTTGCCTGTTTGGAATTGGTTACGGCTTGCTGTTCATACCATTCCTGTTCCAATAATTAGGAGATTTGAAATGTTTACCACTACAGTAATTATAAAAACACCGTCTGGACGTTTTAGCTTTGTTGGCCGCGTACATGAAAGCCTGTTGCGCTCAAGCTTTGAAACACTTGAAGACGCAAAGGTTGCAGCAATTGATTGTATGCTTAAAATTGGAGAAACATTCCCTGTCGATGTATCACCTAGCCTAAAATAACCCTACAACATGCCTGAGAGCCACGGAGAGAGCCGCTAGATGCCGCTCTCTCTTTTTTTGCACCCTACATAGCTTAACGAGGTTCCCGTGCTTCTATGCGGCTAATTAAGCGATCAAGGTAATACCGGCACTTCCGTAGATCCTCGATGCCGTTCTTGTTATGCCAGCGCCAAAGGTACTTGAACGCCGTTTGCCAGCAATGAGCATCATGGAAGTCGATCGGCAGATCAAACTCAACGCTCTCGACCATCGCGGCCATTGCGTCGATGCACTCAATCGAAGAGTTGGCGTAGTGCCTGGGGTGGTCAACGGCATCAAACTTCGGGTTCATAATATTCCTCGATCTTCTGGCAGAACTGAGCCTGCTCCATTGGNGGTANTTGGTCCAGGTGCTTTACNGCCTCAAGAAAGTTTTGATGGCTCAACTTTTTGCGCAGCAGCCTGATAGTTTTTTGCATACGAAACGCCAAAGGATCGGCCCGCG